GCTTCAGTGGCCTCACCTCCATTGACTATTAGTTTAGAAAAGTTAGCTTTGCTTATCCGAGACATTACTTCATCAGCATTAATACCTGCTAAGTGAAGAAGGCCATAAGACACTACTAAAAGATCTCCCACAGCGTCAATAACTCCTTCCTTATCTTCATCACATAAAGCCTCTGTAAGCTCAATGTATTCCTCGTCAATAAGGCTCATTTGACTCTGTAAGCGGTTCCATTCCCACCCTACAGGGGTGTTACCAAACACTTCATTGAGTTGTGCAACTTTTTGAAAATTATTCACTATAAATCTCCCGTATATAATATTCAGATAACCACCATGCGTCTGCTAGGTCATGCCGACCCTTAGACTTAGGTTGTGCTCTAACTTCTGACTGTATGTCGGTTGGTAAGGCATACACCATATCATCTTTGGCAGCTTTCCCAGAACCAGTAGCAAACTTCTTTAAGGCAGTAGGGGCAACAATAAAGTCACGACCTTCTCCCTGTACATCCCTCCACTTTGTAATGATTACAAACTGCAGCCCTGCTAAGTTTTTACCTGAGTTTCCGGGAAGGTTCCCAAAAGGTAAGCCCTCCAATACCAGAATAGGCTCACTGTACCCTTCTGCTATACTGACAATACCCTTTGCTATTGACTCAGCTCTATCGAACCAATCGAGGTGTTTACCTGACCTCATTATGGATAGTTCTATGCTATCTCCTGTGATTCGATTCTTAATAGAGAGTCCTGTACTACTAAAGCTCTGATCCACCCCAAAGATTATATCTTTTCGCATAGCCACTCCTATCCCACTTATCGTCTTTATGAACCTGCATCCACAAAAGGATAGCTTGTTCTCGAAACATCTGGTCTATAGACCTGTATCGCCTCTTACCCCTCCAATCGGTAAAGGAAATACATTCATCATCATTCATCTGTTTCTTATAGGCCTCAAAGTAAGTAGATCTTGCTGCATCATATAGCTCAATCTCTGTAGTGGCATCTGTAAGAGCTTCAACAACAGCCTTAGGGCCTTTGGTAGGGGCTCCCGGAATGTTGTCTGTAGAGTCACCCATAATCATCTGAGCGTAGAAGAACCTAAGTCCTACTCCTTTCATAGCCTTGATGCCGCCCTTGTCATTGAGCTTAGGTTCAAGCTCTCCTAGGACAGAAACTTCATACACAGGCTTCTCTGGCTGATGCTCCCCACACTTCCATGAGTAATGAAAACCCGGAACCATTCGTAGGTCTTTGTCTCGACTTGCAATGCAACTCTTAACACCTTCCCCCAAGTAGTAGTGCTGAGTGATAGACAAAGCATCGTCTGCCTCCCTACCTTCTACAGGGATACCTCCCCACTCCTTGTATAAGTGATCTCTTATCGTAGAGAACCATTGAGGCTTCTCTCCGTGTCGAGTCCCTTTATACTTCTTAACACACGCTGCTGCAATACGGTAGTTACCTTTCTCAGACAGAAACATCTTGCTAGTATTAGCTCCTGTTCTCTCTAAGATATGCTCTACCAATTCATCCACCTTATGCTGGACAGTGGAGGGGCTGTGAAACCCCTCCGTTACCGCACCAATTTCATAAGGGAGGATATCGCCATCTATTAGCGTTATCATATATCACCTAATGAATATCATCATCGTTAGTAGAGAATATATTAACAATGTTGTCAGAGGACTCTTCAGGCTCGACTTCATAGTTATCTAGAGAGAATCCACACTCTGCTAGTTTATTCTCTAAGATTAGTGCAGCTTCTATTGCACTGGGAAGAACCTTAAACCCAGCCTCTACAAGGTCTGTCATTTTATTTAAGACCTCGTAGTTGGCATCTAGGACAGGACTCTCCATAGATCTTACTAAGTAGTAAGTATTCTCAAACAATACTCTGGAGGCTACCAAGGGGCATCACCTCCCTCTACACTTTCAGCTACAGACTTAGGCTTACTCTTAGGGGCTACCTCTGCCTCTTCGATGCGACGATCAAACACATACTTAGCTAGGCCATACAGGGCCTTGGTAACTGTGTTCTCTGGGTCGTCAGCATCACCTATAGCGGTCTCTAGCTTGCCTTCTGCCACACCACTTTGATACTTCTGTGGGATGGGAGCTAAGTGAGATATGTTATCAAACTTTCTACCACTGTTATCACCCTTACCTTGGGTATGCTTGATGATTACATTACAAGGCATACCTAAGGCAGACTCCCAATCAGCATCTGTGTTCTCTACAGCACTAGGGCTGAACACTCGATAGAACTCCAACTCCTTACCTTTCTCAGTTAGGCTCTGGAAGATGTTAAAAGGGCTAGTGAATAGAAGCCGAGGATGTTCCTTATCTTCAATAGTTACAGACTGACCTATGATCTCAAGGCCTAGAGAGATTTGTTGGGCTGGTGGCTTAACCTCACCCTTGTACTCTCGTGACTGTAACCCTAAGTCGGCTACATAAACCAATCGTGCTTCATGCTCACCTACTGCTAGGTTCTCATATTCGATTGATGATTCAGTTGATGTGTTTTGTGTTCTACGTTTTAAAGCCATGATTACTTCCTTTAGTGAGTTTCTTTCCAGTTCTTACCGGATTTTGCTTCGGAGGGTGTTACTACATTGAGTTTCCAGTATTTACCGGCAGCCTCAACACACTTCTCCATAAGCTCTTTTAGACGTTCTACGTCTTTGGGGGCGCAGTCATACTGGCCCTCGTCATGCATATCAATTACTTTTATTGCATCAATATCCTCTCGTTTAATCCAACTTTGCAGGAATACTATAGCTGTCTTACAGATAATAGAACCTGCTGACTGAAACTTTAGGTTTACAAGAGAATGTGGGCTTCTGGCATATAAGTGCCGACCATCAATGGTCTTAATCCAGCCGTCTTTCTCTCTCCACTCCCGTTCCACATCGGTTTTAAAGTCCTTGAGTGCAGGGTTAGCTTCCCAGAACTCCTCAAAGAGAACCAATCCCTCTGATGTAGGCCTTTTTAAAGTCTCTGCTAGTTTAGGCGCTCCACCTCCATAAGTCAAGCAGTATTTGGCACCTTTTGCTCCACCTCCGTGGATAGGGCCTCCGTTTCTTCCATCACTGAAGGCATAGTACACCTCCCGTTCCCTGTCATTCTTTAAGTTATCGTGATCTTCTATTAGATTATACTCTTCAACAAGGGAAGAGTCAAACAATCCAAAGGCAAGTGCATTTTTAGTATGGATATCTCCATCTATAACCTCTGAGGCATAAGCCCCATCATCATAAGGGTAAGTGTAGTGAGCTTCCATACGAGCTTCTAAAGCAGAAGCATCGTATCCAACAAAGACTCTACCTTCCCTAGGGATGAATAAAGCTCTACATTCCTCTCCATAAGGAGATCCTATACGGGGTATGTTAGTTACAACCCTGTGCTTCATACGAGTAGTAGCAGCTCCACAAGAGTTAGCCCCTGCCCCTATGACACCACTGTCACGCTGGCTGTCTAGCAATCCTTTGACCAGAGACCACCTATGAGCCGCTACAAGGAATCTTTTAACATCAGGACCTAGTGACCCCTCTATAGAGTCATAGGACTCTTCAGTGAGCTTAGGTGACGCTTTAACACGCTTACCTAGCTTAGTGGCATAACCCCCTACACTTTGGTTGAAGTATGGGGACTCAGGGTCAGAAGTATCAGTCTTAGATACCTTCTTAAAATTCCACTCGGTAGGTTGCCACCCTAACTCTTCTTCCAGCCACACCTTAAACTGTGGAGAGCGAATCTTCATAGGCTTCTCAGTCACAACCACAGTAGGGCGAACCTTCCGTCCCTCTGCTAGCCATGATAGTATCTCGTCAGTACACTCTTTGGAGTCGGGGTCTAGCTTATAAAACTCTATAGCTGACTGATAATACTTAAGGATATTAGCCTTTAGCTTACCTGACTTAGTGTAAGGCTCTTCTGCACAGGCAGGGAAGGTCTTTATCTTCTGAGACTTGGTTCGGACAGGAGGCAAGAGGGGCAGGACTATATCCTCCACTTCTTTCGTCGCTGTACCTAACTCGTCCATAAGAGCATTAGCTGCTAACGTATCAAAGTTAACCCCATCCCTCTCTTGCTGCTCCATAGCCTCTGCAACAGCAGACTCCATCTTAACCCATGCAGGGTACTCAGGAGGGTTATACATCCAAGACTTATTCCACTCAGTTGAAGAATTGCGACAGAACATCTCCCATAGAAGCTCTTCCCACACAAGAACATTGATTTCAACATCCTCTCTACACCTGTGAAGCATATCCTCTGTAAAGGTACTCCAATCGCTTTGGTCAGGCTTGCCTCGGTTAAGCCTATGCCCCCACGAGCCTAGGCCGTGACTATCCTTACCTGAGTATCCAACAGGTTTAGGGCGATCAGGAAACAAACACCTAGACCAGATAAGAGTATCCGTTAAAGTGCCTGTGTAGTTTATATTGTACAGCTTACCTAAGACAGGTATATCGTACCCTATAAAGTTGTGACCTACTAAGTTAGTTACAGACTTCTCCATAAAAGTCTTCAACTCTGCTAAGGGAAGCCAGATAGAATCTTCTAGCGCCCAATCCTCCTTATTGTGAAACTCATACATAATCCCTTTCTGAGGGTCTATAAGAATCATACAATGCATAACATCAGGATTGAATCCATCAGCTTCTATATCAGCTACCAGTAACATGGTTGCCTCCTTTTAGTTATTCCCATCGGTAGAATATATGATCTCCGATAACACCTACACGAACCATACCACGATCATTAATCCACGAAGGATAGTAACCTATTTTATGGTAGTGTGTCGAGCCATTTGTTATATCTGGCTGCTCACCAAAGATAACACTACTGGCTAATTGGTTAGAGTTTACCCAAGCATCTAAGTTTTTTGGTTCATCAGATAAACCATCACACCACCAGCTAAAATGGCAAGCATACTTTATGGGGTTATCATTCCAATACTTTCCAGCTTTAACTACAGAACATATATCATTCTTGTAGCGTGGGTCAGCTACTCTATTTAATACCACATGGTTAACGGCAAGCTCTCCTGCCGTTAGTTCTCCACGAGCCTCATGGTATCCGTTTAAAGCTAAACATACAAGGGCTTCTAATATCACAGGGATTCCTCTTGTAAATGCTCAATTACATCTAGCAATAAGTCTTCCACATCCTCAGGGTTAGCGTTAATACATCCCTGTACGTCCCCTATAACATCTAGGCATCTTTGAGCTAATGCTCGTTTTATGTTATCTACTTCATATTCGTCCATAAGTTACTCCTTAGTGTGTATATTCCCTGCCGCCAGCTATTAATCTGGTCGGCTCTAGGTAAGTTACTGTCGGTTCATCAAAGTATACATCAAATGCAGCAGATTGTCCAAACTCTCGGTCATATAACAACTCAAAGGTGGACATATTCTTGCGTTCTTCGGGGCAATCTGGGCTCCTATCCCGTCTAATACCCCAAGCATAGTGGCTCCACTTCTCCATAGCCCTAGATCCAGTGAACTCACCAGATAATACTGACCCACCCTTCTCGTGAGGGGTAGAGGACTTAGGTTTTGGGTTAACGTGAGTGTAACAGAGCAAGGTTATTGGGTATTTCATTACCAAATCTGCCATTTCTGTCATTATAGCGTTCAATGCATCGTTAGCTTCCGAGGAAGTATACATAGAAACAAAGGCCGTAAGGGGGTCAATGATGAAAATGTTAATATTATCTAACAAATGCATCTCTTCTAGAGCGATTTTAACAGAATCCCATTCTCGTGAGGCTCTTCGGTCATAGAATCGGACTAACCCTTGCTGCGCCATAAGGCCTCTTCGGAGGTCTTCATCGTTATAGACTGCATCTGGTCGTGTGTAGTCTATCTTATGGTGCTTAGAGGCCACTTTCTTCGCTGTTTTAGCTGGTGGGTTCTCAAAATCGAACACCCCAACCTTCTGATTCTCCTTAAACACTAGATGTTCTATGAGCTGATGCTCATGGTCAGTCTTTCCTATCTTAGGAGCAGCTCCAATGATATGTATTGTGTGAGGACGTATGCCAAAGGTAGCTTTTGTGGCACTAGGCCAAGGCCAACCAATGCCCATAGAGGGCTTAATAAGAGCATCCTCAATGAAGTCCGACACATCCACTACCTCGCCTTGGCGGATAATAGAGGCTTTCCACATAGTTTGGTCATATAGCTCTTGAGACATACCGCCCATAACATAGTCATTAGCGTCTTTAGTCGTCTTAACTTCACCAGACTCTTCATCCACCCATTGGATTTGAGGAAGCTCAACCACTTTAGCTAAGGGGAAGGTCTTTAAGACTTGCTCTACAGCATCAATCCCCACACTATCGTTATCAAACACTAAGATAACCTCGTCATAAGAATCAACAAACTTTCGATTGTTTAGCAGATCTTTAACAGCACCACCAGCACCCCTTGTAAGAGATACCACTGATGGTATTAAGTGCTTCCACTTGGTAGCTGTGTGCTTCCGTAAAGATTGGTAAAGAGCCATAGCATCTGATCGCCCTTCGGTAATCCAGAGCTTACGCCCTCCAGACTTCTTAGCTGTCGCTGTACCCCATAGCTCCAGAGAGCCACGACGATCACCTATGCCATAGAAACCTTTCTTCTCCACAGACTTAACTTCCCACCCTGTTGTAGCTCCAGCTTTAGTATCAGGATAATACTCAGCTACAACAGTCTTACCATCTTTGGCACTTAATGCCACACGAACACCATACTCTTCGCATACTTGCTTAGACAGTCCCCTGTGGGGTAGGGAATTAAAAGGGAGTTGGCTGGCCTCTTCAAGAAGCTCAGTGTCATCTCTTTTAATCTTTCGTGTTCCTTCTTTAAGGGGGACACCCGTTTTGTAAGGATCTCTCACAAACCTACCCCCTTGAGGGCAAGCATAGCAAAACCCATCAAAGGAATCGTCTTCCTTTTGGAATACCTGAAGCCCATCACTGGACCCACACTCAGGGCATCCCAACTTCTCATGGCATACGCCTTGGTCGTTACTCATACACATCTCCTAGCGGTTGTTACCACCATGATACTCTAACCAATCACCTCCGTCAATAGCCTCACAGTCTTCATATCCTTTTAGCAAGGTATATATTTCGGCTGAACCAAAGTCCGTATCAACAGAACACTTGTCATAGAAGTTATTATTGCTATTAGGCCCACGATACCCTTCTAGGCTGTCTAGCCCATAAGCTACGGACTCACTAACTACACGATATACCTCGATAGTTATAGGGCCTTCGCCAGCCCTAATGCCGGGAAATCCCCCCAAGGAAAACATCTCCCAGTGGGGAGGAGTTTCGCAAACCCCTAACAACTCTGAGCCACCTAATACTCGGTGGTTGCCTAGGCCTTTACGGAGGCTTCCGTATACTGCTACTAATTTATTCATGCTGGTTCTCCAAACAATTGATCGAATAGGTCTGTTG